AGTCAACCTTATTCTCTGTCGTATCCTGTGTCTGCATGACAGCGCCAGTCCTGATGACATACTGGTTCGGTAATCTGATCTGCAAGGTCGTGCCGATCTTCGCACCTTCCCTCGCAAACCGATCATCATACTGTCTGTTGATTGATCCCACGAAAGTCAGCTTATTGTGCAGTATCCGCAAAGCTTCCCTTGTTATCATCGTGGGAGTTAGTATAGTGTTGGCCATATATTATCTCCTCTTTGCCGATTCCTCGTTTCTTTTTCTGATAAATTCACTTGTTGTCATTGAGTCGGGAGATTGTGACCTTACGCCGCTGACACCGCCAGGTGTTGAAAGTTTCTGAGCAGTAGGCTTTATTTCCTTGGTATCTGCCGTCTTTGCGGAGGTTGCAAGATCGAATTGCCTTTTAACCAAGCTGCGTATCTCCGGTCTTACTCTAAATTCTTTAGCAGTAAAGCCAGATGCAACGGCAAATGCTTCTAAAAGTTTCGCCTGATCGCCCAATTCAACCTTGACCGTTTCAGCAATCCTTTTGTTCTCTTTAACCTCTTCTCTCTTGAGCATGAACTTGTCTTTAATCCCCATCCAGTAGGCAATATTCTGACGGGCCTGGACATATTCTTTGTTGTAATTTCCGTCATCATCTACTTTCGGGGGGACAAGCTCAGCCTGAGTGACAGCGTAACTAATGTTGTCAAGAAAACCTTCAGGATTGGGAAGAAACTCATTGGTGAATACCCTATTTTGATCCTCGTTCTTAAAATAGGGTTCCTCTTTTTCAGGTTGTGCCTTTGCAAGCATTTCTTCCGCTTTCTTCATGATTCTGGATGCTTCCTGGTATCTCGGTGTCCAGTAAGACTCGAAAGTCTGGTGTAAAGCCTGCTGGTCTGGTGTCATTCTCCTTTTGTCAAGTACGCCTTTTGTCTCGACTATTTCTTCGATCTCCTCCTTTGTGTAGGGTTGGAGATCTTCGATAATAGCCTGTTTTTCTGTTCCTTCAGGTTGTGCCTTGGCACTCTGATCGGAAGCTGGTGTCACTTCTGGGGTAGTGGTGGATTCCACGCCCTCGATGACTGTTACTGTTTGCTCCATGTTACTTACCTCCTTTTAGTTTTTCTTCTTCTTCATATTCCTTCTGTTTTATAATCATCTCATTCACCATTCCGGTGAGCTTGAGCTTGATCTCGCTTATGCCCTGCAAGCCTCTCCAAACCGCTTCTCTGCCTTCCGCATCCATCGGCTTTGAGTTCTTCCACATCCTGAAATATTCATTTTCTATACGGTTGATGGCGGTAGTGAAGGCTGTGTTTTTCAGCATCTCTGCTGCTGAATTTCCAAGTAGAAATACATCCTCTTTGCTATTGGGATCAGGAAGATCCATTGGTTCAGACTTTTTAAAATTGCCTAATTCTCTTTTTTTAAAACGTTCCCACCAAGTTTCAGGCATAAAATCCGCCTCCATCTGGCGTTGTCCTTGCCTCTATCGGCTGCATAGAGAGTTCTGCCTGTGGTGCTGTGTTCTGTCCCGGGAACGTGCCTCTCATATTCTCGCCACCTTGCTGTTCTTGCATCCGGATACCGAACCCTGCCATGATCTGTTGAATCAACGGTGCTGCCTGCTGCGACAATTCTGGTATCTGCATGACGAGCTGAACGACCATCATCACGCTTTCCTTCAATTTCGGATTGGTTACGAAGTCCGTGGTATTCAGGAATCCCATAGCCTTTACGAGCTCTGCATACATATAGTAGATATTCTGGCTTGTGATTACGCCAGTCTCCATTCCCCGTGTTTCTGCAAGGCCGATGAGCTGCTGAAGTTTCCCGATCATGTCCAGCTTGTCATGGGAGCCCAGTCCAACATTCACCACCAGGTCGTACTTCCCTATGATGTTGTCGGGGGTTATCTCGTAGTCCTCGTTCAGATAGCGGATGACTGTTGACTTCTTCATAAACTTCAGGATGCAGTCAACCACATCCTTGAAAAGCGGACCGAAAACGTCCTCCATGTAGGAGCGGATCATCATAAGGAGTTTCTTCGATGCCTGAGTAACCTTGAGTTGTTTTCCTCGATAGGTCCTTTCATCCCTTCCTGGAACTTCCACACCTGCATAAGCACGGGGGGTAGGGATGACCAAGTCCTTCTCCACGTTCAGCAGCTCCCAAAAGGATAGAACTTCAGGGGGAAGCGGTGCTTTCTGTTCTGGCATGACTATCTCTCGGGGATCTCCCTGAACTCTGATAAGGGCATTGGTGGCGTTGTTGTTCAGGTAATCGTCCAGATTCAGCCTCTCAGAATCGGCGAAGTACCTCCTGTAGTTTGCCTGGGATACGTTATCGAATATCTGCCTCTTGAAGAACGTCCTCTGCCTCTGTATCTCTCGCAGATAATCGAAGTACCCAGCACCTAACAGACGGTGTGCTAAGAGGAAAGGCGATCCTCCGCGGTAGGGCGGTTTCATATACTTGTTCAATTCGTCTGTGATTGCCTCATCACCGATAAATATGAACATCCAGGGTTTGCTATCTTCCTCATTCGGGAAATAGCACTCGTAGACTTTGTACTTATCTTCCTTTGTATCATAGAGGAAGTTCAAACCACCGACATCCCTGAACCTCTCCTGAGTGATTGCATTGGGAGTGGGCGATTGCAGCGATTCCCTGATTTTCTCTATTTTTTCGAACAATGTTCTTCCGTAGTTGGCGATGAACTGGTGCTTGTAGAGCTGGACTTCCTCGTAGACAAACGGACAACTATCGAAATCCGTTGTGTCCAGGGGGAATTTGATCCTCTCGGCTGGAACGGTATCTATCTTCACATACTCGTCCGTCATCTTGTACCTGATAACCGTAGTCCTCCTCCGTATCCCGCCATTATCAGGTGTCTCGTATTCATCTTTCACAAGCTCCGCACCCTCAGTTATCATCTTTGCCTGAAGCTCAAGATCATCCAGGTCTCTGTACTCCTTCTCAAACTCAGATTCCTTCGAGAACCATTGGTACTTGAACGCACCAAATTTAAGCTTCATCGAGTCGTCAAGGAAGTCCGAGCATCTCCTGAACCAAGGATTTTTTCTCTTAACCATGATGTTTGAAAGGATTTGAAGCCTTTTTACCGGCTCAACATCCTCGGCACCAGTCGGATCGAGCTTCAACGGCTCGTCAATCCCTGCAATCGTCTCAAGGATGTCTGGCTTCGCGGTATTTATTGCGTCCTGCATATCGGTAGTGACAATCTCGGATCTGCCTTTAATCAAGTCAACAATGGAAGGATCGCCTCTGCAGAACTTTAAGGCCTCCTGCCTATCGCTGTCCAGGGTCTTGTACTGATCATTAAGTTTCTTTATCCACTTCCTACAGAAGTCTATTTTTTCTTCTTTAGTCATTAAATTCCCATCTGTGCGTATTGAAGTTGCTTGGTATAAAGCTCAGGTTCGGTGTAATGAAGGCCAGTCTGCGTAAACCTGCCCAGACATTCAGGGAAGTGACCGTCAGAGTTCGGTACTCCGTTTTTATCATATGACCAGCGCTGGACTTGCTTGATGGTTTCCTTGCAGGTATCGAAGATGTAAAGTGTAGGATTCGGGCCGTTCACGCCTTTCAGTCTTGACTCGACTGCCTTGACGTAACTCTTTTCAGCCTTCGATCCTTCCCCTAATCGTATTCCGTACTTCCTGAGTTTTCTCTCTATAATAGTGAATGAGTTTTCTCCCTGGCCGTATCTGTTCCTGATGTAAGATGCGTCCCCTTTCGCCAAAGGATCTATCTCGCCGTAGCTCATTCTCCATTGGTTCTGCTGTTTCAGTCTGACAATCTCATTTGCCAGTTCTTCGCTTCCACAGTTCTGCCAGACTTCCTCACAGATAAAAAAACGGTTGTATTTATCACAGGCACAAAAGCTTATGGCGTGCGGAAGATTAAGATGGAAGTCAATCTGGAACTCAACAGGCCAGTCAGGTGGAATCTTAAACCATTTAACTACATGGACATTAGCATCAAAGCATTTCCATATCCGACCTTCTAATTGAAGCCATCCGCCCTTAATACGGGCAATCTTTTCATCGTCCGGCAGGTCTTTCTCGAATATGCGGATGGCCTCGGCACTAAGGGTTGGATTGGCTTGGATGGGAATATCAGCTACTATGCCGCAGGATGGATCTGGTTTTAAGATAATATCATCCAATATCCACGGTTCATTAAGAGCAGTCATCAGGATAATCGCAATGCCATTCCTCGCTACAAGTCCTCTCCTGTTTGCAGTCCACTTGTCTTTCGGTGGTGGCTCATCGAATATCACCCAGTCACCCGTCCAACCTTCATGGGATTTTGTTTCTTCCTTGTAGGTTAAAATAGTGAACTTTGAGCCACTCTTAGAGAAAGTGAACTCATGTTCAACGCCTACGTTATTCTTTTTCGTTTCGTATGTTCCGGCTTGAAGCCATTCCCTCAACTTAGGAACAATCGTATCCCTTGCTGCCTTTTCCCAGTCATTGCAGATAATACGGCCTATCACACCCCTTCCGTTGTTTGTCTTTGCATATTCTGAGGGAAATAGGGGCAACTTATCCCAAGGGGCAATACAACCGGGAGATGAAAAAGCTCCACTTGTATTTGATCCTAAAATAGTTTTCCCAATTTGATTTGCCCCCTGCATCAAAACAGTTTTTTTGCCTTCTCTTATTAAGGCAAGAACTTGTTTTTGATGTGGAAAGGGACTTTCTACAATTCGTCCATCGTCAAGTTCTACGGGATCAGCAAAGTATTCAATTTTATTATTTCTCTTATATTCATCAATGATAGTTTGGGTTTCGGCTACCTTTACCTTGCTTTCCTGCCATTTATGCAGCATCTTTAAAACTTCAGGATGTGTCGCGGGAAGTAACTGTTCTT